TGATTTGATGAACCATACCTAATTACTCCACAATATGTTAGTGACCAACTTAATCAAAACATAGATAATTACATTACAGACTTTACACAAAAAGGTTTGCTTTAATAATATTTATTAATATAATATATTTATAATAAAATAAAACATGGGATATTTAAATAACCAAGTAGTAACAGTTGATGCTATTTTAACAACAAAGGGTAGAGAGCTATTGGCAAAAAATGATGGTTCTTTTAGAATTACACAATTTGCTTTAGCAGATGATGAAATTGATTATACTTTATATAATCCATCCCACCCATCAGGTTCTTCATTTTATGGTGAAGCTATCCAAAATATGCCCCTATTAGAGGCATTTCCTCAAGAAACTCAAATTATGAAATACAAATTAGCTACTCTACCTCGTGGAACAGCTAAATTACCAGTACTTGATTTAGGATACACAGCAATTACTTTACAACAAGGGGCAGCACTTTCAATTACTCCACAAACATTAAGTTATCTAGGCAATGCTCAAACATATGAAACTAGTGGATACACAGCTACTATTTCAGATGTAAGATTAATGAGTACCTATACTGGAGTAGGAATCAACTCAGATGCTGCAAATACAGCCAATGTAAATGCTACTACTACTTTAGGTACAAATGTATCCAAAACAATTATTGGCACTCAGTTCAACCTAAGAGCAACAACAGTAAATACCTTATTTGGAAATAATACCCAACTATCAGCTACATTAACTGTAGTAGGATTAGATAGTGGAGCTAGATTAACTATTCCAATTACTATTAATCAAACCCAATAAAAAATAAATAATGAGCTTTAAAAGATTAGATGCCGAAGATTTCGTAGTAAGTAGTGATTCAATCACAGCTACTCTTTGGTCAACTGGAAACCCAACACTAACCTCATTTTACACTTCATCTGTACAAGAAGCTGGTTCATCTGGGAATTTTTATCTTAGTGTTTACCAAACCGCTTCAACTGATGCCAATACTGCTGTACAGTTTGATATAGTATATTGTGATGTTGAAGGAAGTGGAAGCACTTTATATAATAGTGCTGTGAATGGTAAATCTCCAACTACATCAATGTATGGCCAGTATCGCTCATTGATTTTAGAAGATGAAAATGCTTCTTTTATTTTTGGAACTGATACAAACGTGATAACAGGAGACCATTTTTGGGTACTATCTGTTGAACGAGCTCGTTATAAAGAATCATTATTCCCCGGCTCTTTAAACTTAACCCTTTCAGGATCAGGTGGATCTATTCAATTGACAGATAATTCAAATGATATAGCAGTAAACACATTTATAGGATCATCTAGAGTATTCCAATTAGTATCAGGATCAAATGGGTCAGCAATTACAGGAGGAGGATATGTGGCTGGATCAGGCTCATATGGTTTAGTATTTCCTGATTTAGGAACTATTCTTTTAAACCCATACGCAATTTCACAATCTATTGGAGTAGTGGCTGAAAGAAATTATAATACTGATGATTTTAATAATAGAACACTTTATAATGCTTTAGTATTAGGAGAAAGCTTTAGTCTAAATTCCCAAGAAACAATCACTTCAGATTATATTTTTATTAGAGCTAGAAATAGTGAATTTAATTATACTGAAAACCCAACCTTTATTTCTGGATCAACGGGGGAAGTAATTTATTCTGAATTCATTAATAGTCCTCAAACATATATCACAACAGTAGGGATGTATAATGATTCAAATGAATTACTAGCCGTAGCTAAACTTTCAAGACCATTAATTAAAGACTTCACAAAAGAAGCCCTTGTTAGAGTTAAACTAGATTTTTAAGAATGAATGAGCGTCTTCAAACCATTCATAACTTCAGACGTTGTAGTCTCACCATTCAAAGTAAATAAAACTTTTACATTTGGAAGTACTGCTGCATTAACAGGATCAGGAATAGATCTATTTATTGGTGAGAATACTAATCCATCCCTTTGGGTATCTGGTTCAACAACAACTGGATATATATCTCAACAAGATTCATTTTTAGTATATCGCTCTATTAGAGAATTATATTATTATAATTATCTTTTAGACGATGATGGATCCCCAGCAGCTACTGCTTCTTTTAATACAGATGGAACTATAACAGGTCCTACCTATACTCCAAATGCATATAACTATTTGACTAATACTCTTTTAGCTAGTAGATACTTTCCAACAGGTTCAAATGAAACAATAGGAGTAATTTCAATTCCATCAAATCTATTCGGTGAATATATAAAACCTGGAAGTTTTTATTTAGCTGTAAGTGGAGGTAGTTCTATAAATGACTATGTAGAAGATGATTATATAGATGATTATTTTACAAATCTTTCATCCACAACAGTAGTTTTACATGATGATGGAGAAGGTAATATCATATCTAATAATGAAAAAGTAGGAGATATTATATATGAACATGGGATGATTATCCTAACCAGTGATGGTATTCCTGGACAAGATGGATATGGATATGTTAATTATGGATCTACAACATATGGGGCAGGAGATGAATTGTTTATTTTAGATATTATAAACTCTCCATATTTAGTTTGCTCATTTGAAAGTACTATAACAATACATGAATCTCAATATAAATGTACTATTAGAGAAAACGAATTTAACTTCTCCCAAAACCCAACACTAATTTCAGGAAGCTCAAATAGTGGAGTAATATATGATTATGCTACTGGATCATATTTTAATCCTTATATTACTACAATTGGGTTATATAACAACGATAAAGAATTAATAGCAGTAGCAAAACTATCCCAACCCTTACCATTATCATCAGTTACAGATACTACTGTAATGGTAAATCTAGATTTATAATCATGAATTGGATATATAAAAAAGAAGAAATTGAGGATATTTCTCAATTTCCTGATAACACATACGGGTTTATTTATAAAATAACCCATTTTCCAACCAATAAATCATATATTGGAAAAAAGGTTTTATTTCATAATAAAAAAATAAAATTAACCAAAAAAGAATTAGCATTGTATGAAGGTGTATCTGGGAGAAGACCATCATATAAATTAGCTATAGTAGAATCTGATTGGAAAAAATATTGGGGATCAAATAAACCATTACAAGAACTTGTAAAATCTGAACCTATAGAAAATTTTAAAAAAGAAATTTTATTATTTTGTTCAAGTAAAAAATTATTAACCTATTTTGAAACCCAAACTCTATTTGTTTATAGAGTATTAGAAGAACCAGATTTATATTTTAATGATAATATTTTAGGAAAGTTTTATAGAAAAGATTTTGATATTTAAAACCGGTTTCGTAAATTAAGGGTTATGACAAATGAACTATTAGTAAACTTAGTAGATTCTGTTTTAGGAGAAGGAAAACGTACCGCTAGAGGTAATAAAGCATATCATTGTCCTTTTTGCCATCATCATAAGTTAAAGCTTGAAGTAAATTTTACTGAAAACAAAGAAGGAAATAATCCTTGGCAATGTTGGGTATGTGGTAAAAAAGGTAAAAAAATAAGATCTTTATTTAAACAAATCCAAGTATCACCTGATATATTATCCCAACTAAGACCTTTAGTAAAGTCTGGTAGTGAAGTTGAAGAAGTAATAATATCAAATATTGTTGAACTTCCTCAAGAATATAAACAATTTGATGATAGTATCATTTCAAGACATGCTTTAGCTTATTTAAAAAAGCGTAATGTTAAAAAAAGTGACATTATAAAATATAATATAGGTTATTGTGAAAATGGATTATATTCTAACATGATTATAATCCCCTCATATAATGAAAAAGGCCAATTAAACTATTTTACAGCCCGTTCATTTCAAGAAGACCCATTCATAAAATATAGAAACCCA